GCGCTGGGCGCGTGTTTGTTTTCCTTTTGTTATTTTCATTTTCTATTTTCCTTTTTGTTGTTCGCTGCATAAACGGCCACAGCGAGCGCCGCCCACGAATGGGATTTGATGCCGTATGTTGGCCCCGGCTTGGCCTTTGTTCCTTGCGGCCCGATCTTGTCGATCAAGGCTTGCCTTATGTTGGCATCCTTGGCTCGCATCGTGCCACAGAGAAAAAGTTTAATATCTTTCCGAAAGATCAATTCAACGTCCACTCTCGCAACCTCGATGAAGCGTCCGATCCATACGCACGTTTCAAAGGTACTTGCTCCTACGGCCATGCCGTAGCTGGCGATCATCTCGCAAGCAACTCGGTCGTATTCGCGACCGATGAGAATCTGGCGTATCTCGGCATTCGGAAGGTGTCCGTGGTCAACAATCTTTTGTTGGTCGAATTGTACGAATGCGCTGTGCGTCGTTCCTGGATCGAGTGATAATATCATTTTTTAGTGCCCTTGTTTTGATTTTGTCGGCTGGGAGTGCTAAGACGTCGCAGATGCCTTGGAATGCTCGTGATTTGATGAAATGAATTGCTGACTCTCGGTCGAGTTCTTGAGCCTCGTTTAGCTGTTTGCTCAAAAATACCTTCTCGCTTTGCAGGTCGGCAACGGCCTGCTGTATCATTCCGCACAATAGGGCGCGGGTGAATTGGCATTCCGCGTCATGTAACTCTTCAGGAGTCATTAACGGCGCTCCCGTTTGATCTGGCGGTTCATCCACCAGCGGCGGGTCTGCTCCGCTTGGCAGGTTGCTTTGAGGTTTCCTAGGACGTAGCCCCCGACGAATGCCGAGGTTATGCAGACTGCGAATAGGATGAGAAAATTGATAGGTTCCATATATTTAGATGTTGTAGAATTTTGCGCGGACTCCGGCGAGAGCGATCTTTTCCTGCTCGGCGTTGAGTCCGACTCGGCTTCCGCCGTCTTGATTTGGCCAAAGCTCGACTCTGGTTATGCTGGTCACATACCAGTACGAGCCACCCCGAACGGCCTTGATTACGTTCGCGATCCGCTTGTATTTGTAGGATTTTGCAACCGATCCGCCTGATGTATATGTCATCTCGGCTCCGATGCGTGATGATTTAGATATTCCAAACTCTGCGAGACGCTCCTCGCAAAACTCTGTAGCGTTTAGGATGTCCATTGCGGAGGCGGTTGAGGCGGTGGCTTTACCGTTTACCTTTTCTAGGGAGTCTGAGAGTTCGCGGCTTTTGGTATTTAGTGCAACTTTGATTTTCATTTGGTGTTTTCTGTTTTTGTTTCTGTCGTTCGGGTTCGTCCCGTTCGATGTGCAAACTCTCATTCATCTCCTCCAAGATGAAAAGAAAAATTTTTGCGAAGTGTGAAAATAATTTTTGAGAAAAGTCTTTACAAACCCGCTCAACCAATGCTGGAGCGCATCTGCGGTCGTTTTTATTTTAAAATCGGGCGGTATAAATTTACCTCACGAAGCCCTTGCTTTGTCAGGATTCTTGCTTTTTTCATTTCTAGTTGATCGTTATTTATAGCGATTGTAACCCTTGAATTTGTGGCGGCCACGGTTGATTTTGTCTCTGTTGCGATAGCGCGAACCGTCTTCCACCCTTGTTCTGCGAGGGTATTTTCATTTTCGTATTTTGTTGCCTCGTAGAAAGCCGACCATGCTTTTTCTAAATCGGCAACAGCCACGGCTGATTTATTTTTCGTTCGCATAAATTTATATTTATAGAGTTGTCCTTGTAATAGCCGTAGGCGAAGCCCTGCGACCACGCGAATGTTGCGCGGCGAGTGCTTGCGTATTCCATATCGAAACGAGCCAGCATTCCGGTGCAATAGCCGCTTGCGCCGTCTAGCGTGCGAGCGCGTTCCCAGCCTACGCGGTGTAGATGGGCCAGAACGCATTGCCCATATGTCTCCGCGTGATCGCGGATGGCCTGCACGTTATACATATATCCGTGCAAAAACTTGGTTCCGCCTAGCTCGTAAAATGATCGAATGTGATACGGATACAATTTGGCTTTGAGTTCCTTCGCGGTCTTCTCGATAGCTTGGATGGTAAGCGTGGCGGCGTGAGCGGCTAGAGCGTTGGGCGACGACGCGAGCTTGTAGAGCCGGGCTTCATGGTTTCCGTATAAAATATGATGTGGCCTTAATTCGTGCAGGAAATCAATGCCGGCAGAAAGATCGTCGCTGATGCTCGCGGCGCGGTCGCTTGAGTTCGGGTCTGAGATAGCTCCAGAACGGAAAGCGGCCAAGTCTAGAAAGTCGCCTAGATGAATGGTCGTGTCCGGCTTCCAGCGTTCTTTGAACAGGAGAACGGCCTTGCGTGCATCTGGGTCGATCTGATCGCCATGCGAGCACCCGACTGCCATCCATTTTTTCCAGCCTTTCATCTTAGCTCTGGAATGTTTCGTTGGCTACGTTGTTCCCATATCCAAGCGCGAACGGCCTCCATCGTGTCAGCGTCGAGTTTTGCGAATGCTCCGCTCTCGTGCTTTAAGGCGCTCCGAAGCTCTTGATCTATGTCATCCACTAGGATCAAAATATCAAGCGCCTTACAGGCCACCTCGTGCTCGTATCGCTCGGTCTCGTCAAACTCTAATGTCATCTTCATGCTTCTTCGTCCTCCTCTTCTTCTTCTGCGTCTGGGAATAAAATACTGAAAGAGTCGCCTGCGAGTCCCTCGACAGCATATTTGTTGCCGAAGACAAACTCTCCGTGCATCGTCTCCCCGCCTTGTTCCCAAGACACGATTGTAAAACCGCAATCGTAATGCTCGGAGAGGATGCGCTTCGCTTCTGCTAGTGCTTCCGTGCGCTCCGATTCAACCGTCGGTTGTTTCTTTTTTTTCAAGCAAGGACGTCGATTTTTTTAGATACTCGGTTACGTAAATTGGCGAGCATATCACGCTCTGTCATTCCTTTCGCCCAATGCGGACGCAACTGGTAGTGCGGTTCGTCAACAAACTTCCAATCCCCACCCCATTCAAGGCCAAGGCTTTTCCCAAGCGTGCCAAGTTCGCGGTAGAGAGGATGTTCCTCGCAATATTCTTTTCCGCGAAAAATACCGATGTCGAAAGCTATGCCGAAATTGTGATTGCTATGGCCAGCGGCAGCATTAGTTACCTTTTTACCTGGAGTTGTTCGGCCACGCGCATATAGCGCATCTTGCTCCATATATGATCGAGTTCCGCTAATGATTTTAACGTCACAGCCCACCTTTGCACAGATAGTCTTTGCGACGCCTAGAAAGGCCCGTGCAGCCTTTTGCATAGCTGGGTGGAGCGTGGCAAGTTGGATCTCCGAGCGGTCGTCAAACGTCATTTTTTGAGGCTTTGGATGTCTGGTAATTCGTAGCAAAATGTTCCGTAGTCTGTCCGCACGCAGAAGGAAGGATTCCCAAATCCAGCGCATGAAGTCAGGAACGCCATTCCCAAGAACGCGAAGCTTAGAACGATCATCCAAAGCGCAATTTGCTTTGCGCTCATTTTTCTTTTCGGAAGATTTCGATAAGTCCAATAACAGCGGCGACTGCCGCGCCGATTGCGTCCCATTTTGCTGGTTCCATGCTCAACCCGGCAACGCCGCCGATGATGGCAAGGCCGCGAATTGTTGAGGGTTCTTTCAATTTTGCGAGTAATGTTTTCATCTTTTAGGTTTAGTCATTTTATACAGAGAAACCGCTCCAATGCAAATTCCCATCAAGAGCGAAAGAATACGAAGCCACGCTTCAACCTCGCTGAATGAAATCAAGACAGCGGCAGCGGGCGCACTAGTTCCTACGAATGTATTAAAAGCGTGGTTGTCCATTAGCTCAGTCCGCCTTGGCTGATGAGTTCTTCCGATAACGTGCATGGCTGCAAAATAATTGTATTTCGTTCTCCTGATTCTGTGAGTTCAATTTCAATATCTGTTGAAAGTGATGTCGCATTTAAGAGTAGATCTCGAACGCCGAACGTATTAAAATTAACTGCTGCTGTCTTGCCTGGAGTTGCGCTAAGTCCGCTCTGTACTTGCAAGGTTGGCATATCGGTGAATCCTTTTTCACCTCCGAATGTGACGTCAAAATAACTTCCTTGAATGCCGCTCACGGTCAAATTTCCTGCACCGATAGAATCAAGGGTCTGCAATGCGGTTTGTAATTCCGATATTGTAACATCAGCATCAAGAGGCGATGTCTGACGCAATACCGTCGTGGCAACGCTTCCCGTAGTTACAGTGCCTGTGCCAGTTGTTATCGCCACAGCTCCCGCTGTTACACCAATCAAAAATTGCGTTGTCTGCGGAATTGACCGAACATAGTATTGCGTTCCTGCGGTGTATCCAGTCAATGCCGTGAACCCTGTTAGAATAACAGGCTGAGATAATGCGAGTCCATGATTTGCAGACGTGATAAATACGCCATCGGTTACGGTCGAAGCGATATCCACGTTGTAGGTCGGAACCGTTATGCGGAAACTGCCTTGATATGGCTGACGTGAAAATGAGATTCGCTGAACCTCGTTTTGCAATGCCGATCCGGTTAGGGTTGTCGAAACGCTAACGGTCAATGCTGTGCCCAAGTCAGTCCATGTCGGTTGATAGACGGCAGGCGCAAGGCGTAGTTGCAATTCTTGAATTTCGGAAGTTGTAGCATCTCCAGCGAGGCGCTCGTCAACAAGTGCCGACGTTGTAGGAATTAGATGAGAGGTGTCTGCCGTGATAGCGGAGCGCGTTCCTGCGGAATTGAAAGAAACGACGAAATTTGTTGCCATCGTTCCATCAATGCTGACCCCACCGGCGGCGGTGATAGTTGAAAGAGAATTTAGAGCGGACGAAATTGCTCCTGCTGTCGCACTATATCCAATAGCTCCGCTTGTCTGGCCTCCAAATGAGAGAGTGAACGTGCCGGACGATGGAATGCCGGTGCGAGTTCCTACACCAAATTTCACGTCTGTTCCGGTCATATCAATGACATCAAAGGGAGCTGATACGTTCCCAGTCGCTTCCAAAAAATACAAGTTGATCGCGCCGTTGTCGCCCTTTACAAAACGTGGCGTTGTAGCCGGTGCAAGACTCGTCAGGCTTGTTGCAAGCCTGCGGTTTGTCATGTCAATAAATAGATCGCGTGCCATTTAGTCGGTAGGTTTGTCAACAGCTTCCCATTTGCCAATCGGGCAGGCTTCGGTTGCCATGCGGAGTTTGGCCCATGTGCTGCAACCGCACTTGCGGCAGCGGCCTGTGGCGTTCAAGGCGGCGGCGTCCCATTCGGGGCAGGCGCGGCAGGTGGCTTCGCGGGCGGCGAGTGCTTTGGGTGGCGTGGTCACGAAGCCGCTGCGAGCGAAGCGATGCGCGGAACGATTGAATGCTTTCAACATTTCTGGCGTCATGAAAATGTTATACTCATTGTTGGAACAGGGTAATATGCAGGAGGTATGCTTGTCGGGTGAATGGGTCTCTGCCACGATTTAACATTAGTTCCATTTATTGGAATTGTAAAAAATTGATATTGGATATAAGGATCACTTGGATCGGTTGGTTTGCACGGGAATGTTGGCCCTGACGGATATGTTGGATTGTATGGAGTCACATTACGCAACGCGAAATCTGCTACACTAAAATCAAATCTAAGGCAAGATGCACTTAAAGAAATGTAAAAGCTAGGATTATTAGGATCCATGAAATCATCCCAATATGCACTTATGCCATCCCATGCTAATGGCCCAGTAGATCCACTCGTTGCAGGAATCAAATATCCGCTAGTTCCCCCCATACTATAAAATTGAGGGAAATTAAATGTTGCTGATACGCTGGTTGCTGATTTAATATTAGCAAGCAATGGGTTGCTTAAATTAACCCCAGTGCATGGATCGCACGTCGAACAACACGCGCACTCGACAGCGCGAAGGCCGCCGTCGCTCTTTGTCTTGATCGCTCCGGCTGGTGTGCGGCCTAGAACCATATTAGCATTCCTCGGTTGCGATCCACGACAGCGCGCCGTCCACCGCGCCTAGTACAAATGTGCCTCCGCTTGGCACGGCGGGGATTTTGAGCTTTTTGGCAGAAAATCCCATCGATGTTGCATCAGTTAAAAGTGTCGGATCAACTATCAAACGCGCCCAAGCAAAGTTTTCCATTAAATTTTTTGATGAAAGAGGCTTAACTGATTCCCCGCTTTTTGCAATAGTCTGAAAATCGTTTGGGAAGTCGTTCATATACTAATCGAATTCGATGTATTAAATTTGATGCCCCAAGTAATTTGCACCTCATCAAACACGCCGAAATTTGAACGATTTATATTTATTATGTTTGTTGTAAATGTTAATTGAGATGCAAGTTGGGTGAAAAAAGAGTCTGGGATCACATTGCCAAATTGATCAATCGCCTTTATTATTTTAAAAACAAGCGTTTGATTAGGTATTGCTAATGTTGTAACAGAATCAGTTGTCAGCATTGTGAATTTGCGTGTCAATGTGTCGCTTAGTGCGTAAATGGTAACATGTCTTTGATTAAAATCATCTATGTTTTGAAGCCCAGTCCCATATAGCCAACCTGAAACAGTAAACGAATCTTGTTGCGCCCCAAGCACCGATGGAATTAAACTCGTCGCATTGGGAGATGTAACGAGCGTTCCGTAAAATGCGCTGCTTGTAAATGTCGTAAATCCATCTGTTCCATCAATGCGCTTTGCATTTTCACGAATAATGAAATTGTTATACCCAGGCAACCTTAGACCGGCATAAAGCTGAGGTTCAAGGTCGTCTGCTTTTGTTGTCCGACATTTATAGGTTGCATCAATCCGAGAAAGTCCCGTATTAAAATTCTCACGATTGAATTGAGTCAATATTAGTTCATCTGAACCGTAGTAAATGTGTGCCATATTATACTAAAACTTGTTGCGGTAGTTTCGGCTCAATTTTTTCAACGGCCTTTTGAATAGCCTCGACCATCTTTTCAAGTGATAGGCCACCTTTTTTCTCCTCTGTTTTTTTCTGTTGTTCCTTTTCCATTCCTTTGCCTAGCCCCTTTTGTGCGGCCTCCGCTCCTTTTTTCAATTTGCTTTCGGTGATGTCTCCTTCAGTCCTGATCTTGTAGAGTTCTTTTTTCAATTCTTGTTCGGACTTCATTTGATCCAAGCCATAATCTCTCGCAATATCGCGGATTGCGCGGACATCTTTTCCAGATCCAACGCCACGAATCATTGCTTCTTGCTCGTTCGCCCTTAGTTTTTGCGCCGTAAATTCTGCCTCTCGATATTTTCCGGCAGAAATCTGAGCCTGAGCTTGTTTCATTAACTTTCCGCTTGGGTCGATCGCCTCGGATTCTTGCCGTTTTTTAATGTCTTCTCCGATTTTAGTCGCTAATGATTTTTGCATTCTGTCCGCTTCGCGTGCGGCACGAGCCATCTCGTTGGCCATTTTCGTAGCCTCACCTTCTCCGAATCCTGTCTTTTTTAAATCCTCAATCGTTTTGCGAAGTGATTCTGCATTTTTTAATGCTTCTGCTTCTTGGAAATTACCATCTGCAATCGCGTTGTTAATATTGATTTGAGCATTTACCTCATCAGTTTTTAGCCTAATAATTTCTTCTTGTTTTTTTGCAGCAGCTTCCTCTTTATCATGAATGCTAGTGTTTAATTTTAAAATGAGCTTTGACAAGTCAGAACTAACCTCAAGTTGTTTATTTAAATCACCTAATCCAGAAACTTGTTTTTCTGTTGTTCCAGAAATCGAATCACTTAAAGACAAGTTCCCATCAAGCAAATTAGATGTTTGAGTTACGGTTCCATTTACATTTTCCCAACCAGAATTGATTCCATCTAAAACAGGCTTAAAGTCAGAAGTTAAATTGAATGCGCCGCTTACCTTTTCTCCTGTGTCCTTGGCTTCATTTTTAAAACCAGAAAACTCATTTGCCGCTTTTGCCGCTTGTAATCCAACCTTGCTTAATTCTCCAGATGCCTCTGTTAATTTTGGAGCAACTCCCTTTGCTGCTTCCGCTGTTTTATTTATTCCATCCGCTGCTGCGGTCTGTCCTTCTCCGGCTTGCTTCCCTTTATTCGTTAATGCAATTAAAAGGTCATCCATTGGCGATACAAAATTTACCGCCTTTGCCATGTAATAATTAAATCCAGAAAGTGATTCCGATACTAAATTTACAGCCTTCCCTGTCATCGTCGCATTGCTTGGAGCAGTTGTTAGGAATGATATGAAATCTTTTCCATATTTAATCGCTCCGCTAATTGCTGGAATGAATTGATCATTTAAAATAGATACAATATTTAAAGTTGGCTTCTGCATTCCATCTCCAAGCGATACCTTCATCTCATCAAATGTTGCGGACAATATTTTCATTTGATTCGATAATGAATCTGATGTATTTTTGAAATCCCCCTGTGCATCTTTACTTTGTTGCAAAATAACATTGTATGCGGCCAATGATTTAGTCTGAATATCTAACGCCCCAGTGCCATCATAAAGCCCCAACTTCATTGCCTCAGCCTTTAATGTAGCATCGTCAAGAAGTATTCCAAACTTTCTAATCGGTTCAGACTCTCCACGCAAAGCGGCTCCGATTGCCGTGATCGTTTCCTCTGGAGAAGCATTGTGGAAACTGGCAAAATCTGTTGCTAACTTTACAAGGTTTGTTGAAAAATCAACCAATGATCCGCCCGAAAGTCCGGCTGATTTTCCAAAAATTGCAAATGTTGATGCTGCATCAAGAGCTTGTTGCCTAGTCATTCCGAGAGCAGTTACAGCAGAATCTGAAAAACTCAAAACAGATTTTGCTGCATTTCCAAAAATTACATTCACCTTGTTCATCGTCTCGGCAAGATCAGATGATTTTTTGATTGCATCTGCGGTAAATCTAAATGCCTCAGAGAATCCAAGGACAGCAGCATAAGCTCCAGAAATGGCTCCTGTTAGCTTTCCAAAACTAATCCCTCCAGAATCAACTGAATCCTTCGCTTTATCTAGTTTTCTTAAATCTAAAACTAAAGCGTCAATTTTTGCAGATGCAAGTCCTGAATCACTAGATATATCCTTTAACTTTTTCTCAAGAGCGTTGTTTTGAGACAGTTTCCGCATTGCCTGATCTGCTTCAGTAACGGACATCTCCGTTGAGCGCATCTTTGCCTTGAGTTGATCTGTCTCAGATTGCAAAGCCTTGAGTGTCTTCTCAAGTCCTGTGTCTGTTGCTCCAAATTCTACGGTTACGTCGGCCATTTTATTAAGTTTCTATTAGGCCTTTTTGTCTCTTTTTCAAAATCATGTTCATCTGATTCCGCATCTTTGTTGCGACGATTGAAAGAGCGTTGAGTTGTTCGCTAGGTGGAAGAATCTGAGATACCCACGGCACGTTATTTGTAAGAGTCACCTTCGGACTTTTGATGTTGGATGTTAAGTCTTGAACTGATCCAGACCCGCTTCTTACGGCCTTTTTAACCCATGATGGGAATCCCGTTAGAAGTCCGCCCTTATTCACATTTTTAAGTTGACTTGCACATTCCGCCCATCCGCCTTTTGAAATACCGACGCGCTTTTGTATTTCCGTTATGTATGTATTGAGTTCACTTCCGCTTGAAATAAACAATTTATTTCCTCTTGTCTTTGTTCTTCCGGTTGGCTTAACACGAGCATCTTGGTGATGTGTTTTTATTGCGCTCTTGCTGTCCAGAAATTCAAGTCCCTTCCATTTATTTAGAAACCCAATATTTCGGAAGATGATTTCAACGATATCATATCTCTGACTCATTATCAGCGTTTTTAATCGTTGTCCGATCTTCTTATTTTCGACCTTGTTTGCCATTTCAAATAGCTGAACTGGCGGCTTGATGATTTTTCCAATGTCGTTTTTGACGCGAGTTGTTCCGGCAGTTTCATCATTTCCGAACGGTTGCGTCCTCCTCGCCAATTCCACGCAAAGAAGGCGAGCATTTAACATCACGGCGTCAGGGATCGTGACTTCACGGATCTCCGCATAGTCCTTCATAATCTGATCAAATTTCAAGCTCTCGAATTTGAATTTTGCCATATTTTGCTAGGGTGTCTTCAATAGTGGCGAGAGCGTCAACATCAACGGCGGAATTATTATTTGCCCACGCTGAATGTCGTCCGTGGACATAATCGTCCGCGTGTAAAATTTGAAGACCTGCCGCAAATGGCAATTCTTCCATTATCTCGCGAAAGCCCCAGCCGGTGATCTTGACTAGCCTGTAGGCGTAGATCGCGAGCCAGTTGGGGCTGTTTAGTTTGGGCTTCCTGATCCTTCACTGGCTTCGGATGCTGGAGAAGCGGAATTGTAAAGATCAAAAGCCGAGCTCATTGTTTCCGACATTGCTCCGGTCTCATGGTGATGTCTCATGTTCGATTCAATCCAGGAATCCACGGCGTTGATAAATGTTGCGCGGTCATTTACGACACCTCGAATTGTGCTAATCGGTTCAGAGTGAAGGAAAGTAAATGCAGCGGCTTTCCATACAGGATCCATGTCACCAGAAAAAACCTCGTTACGTTGCATCCATGAGATTGTAAGCGCGGTGATAGGTCGCAGAATGCTTCCATTTACTTTCTTCGGGCCGTCTTCCATCGCTTGAATGCGGAGGATTTCATCATCTTTTACTAGGTCATTATCTTTGTTTTTTTTCATATAATTATTTCAAAAATCGTGTCATTTCCTGCTTGGTCTTGTCGGAAGCATTTTCGCTGATCGCGATGCGTTTACCGTTGTGTTCGATCTCGATCAAGCGAGGAGTATTGCGAATTATATCCACAAGGACGTCCCTGTTCGCCAATGCGGCGCGGATGTAACAGAGCGGGTTCTCTGGGTCTTTGGCTTCTAGTTCGTCGCCTTCTTTGGTCATTTGGCGATATACCTGAGAAGCGTCTTGGCCCTTGTCATTCTCGCCCTCAAACCAAAACTCCGTTGATTCTTTACCGTCGGTGCGAACCAGTCGAGTGACCGGTGGAAAGTTCATTTTGAAGCCCATTGTGGCGAGTGCCACAGCGGCTTTAAGGTTGATCGTGTGAAAGAATTTCTTATTTGCATCCATATTTTTAGTTCGTATATAAAAGGAGCGGCCTCCTTTAGCCGGGAGGCCAGCGGCATGAGCCAGGTATTAGACGATCTCTGGATACTGCGTTGCGGAAACGGTGATCGTTTTAAATGTGCCTGCGCCTGTTTTTTCGGATACGGAATCGACGATGACAGCGCCGCCGGAAACACCGTAGGATGTTGTGTCGTTAGCGAGTGTAAGCACATTGGCGAGTTCGTAAGCAACGCCGCCGTTGATGACGCCGTCGAGCGAGATCGTTGCAGACTTGTTGAAATAGGCCACGGCGACGGTATCGCCGAGCGCGTCCATGACGGTTGCCTTATCGCTCTGAACAGAGCGGGAGAATGAATTGAGAAGAAGGCCAGTCTCTTGGAGAAGGCCGAACTCGACGCCTGAGGCGACGGATGAGGTGATGACGGTTGCTGGCATAGTAATTCGCGAAAAATGTCAACTTGCAAAAAGCGCGGCGTGAACCGTGATCGTTACCGAACGCTCAAAATGCCGCTCGTTTGTCGAGAGTGAAACCGGACCGTCGCGAAGAATGCCAAAAACGAAAGCATATTGCGGACGAACTGCGTTCAACTTCGTCTTGAGTCCGGTGATGTCATGCGAAATACAAAGCACCTGAGACCACAGATTCTCCATTGCCATTTGATCCATATCGTCGGCCTGCACGATCAAAGCAATATCGACCGAGAACTGGAAAATCGCGGAGTCGATAATGCTCTCCCGCTGGCGAGTACATTTCACGAAGCACGCTGGCAATGTCATCGTCCCAAAATTCTCCGCTGCCGTTACCACCAATGCGCTTTGCATCTCTTGTTGGAGCGCGAGAACGAAAGTGTCAGTAAGCGCTTTCTCAAGCGTCAGCGTGTAAGTCGAGTCAGCAATCATTCGGTTGGTCTTTCTGGCAAGGCCGTGACGTCAACCTCTTTTATGGGCTTTGCTATTGTTCCGGCTGGCGGTTGCCATGTTTCGATGTTGCCATCCCAGACGACCAAGTTTTCAATCCATCCGCCCTTTGCATCGAGTATTGCGTAAGTGTCCATTTTAAAAATAGGTAGTTACTATGACGATTCCGTTGGCTCCAGTTCCTCCTGCGCCGGACGAGTATGTTTGACCGCTAGTTCC